GCCCCCGCGCCATACCCGGCCACAGCGCCAGCCCCCATGCCCAATCCTGCGGCTGTGTTGCCGCTGGCAAACATAGACTGCGCAGCGGTAAAACTTGCGCCGCCGCCTGTGCCCAAAATCGTGTTCACAAAACCTGTGCCAAGGGTGCTGCCGAATGCTTGCATGGACAAAGTCAATCCCTGCATCATCCCAGCCGCGCCGCCACCACCGCCGCCTGCCGAGGCTGCACCTGGCAGAGCCATGCCCATCATGCTGAGTAAAACATTCGATGCGCCTTTGGCAATAGGCTCGATGATCGGTTTTAAAACCAGCGTTTTGAACATGTTCTCCAGCGTGTCCGCAAGGTTTTGCCCAAAACCTTTACCTGACTCAAAGCCGCGCATCAGCGCATCTGTCAGATTCGACTCGATTGATTCAACTGACTTGGTTGTCTTGTCCAGTTCTTTGTTTGCTTCCTTGGCCGCTGTCAGCATTGCGTTATCTTCGGTCAAATCGGCTTGCTGGCGCAACAAACGGGCTTGTTCGGCCAATTCCTCGTTGCCTTCCACCATAGTCGATGCAAACTCAAGATCAGCAGCAGTGGCACGCATCACAGCAATCTGGCGCTGGGTCACGGCCTCTTTGCCATAACGCAGTTCGTCGTTTTGCTCCATCAGTTTGATGACGTTTTCTCTGATTGATTCGGTTTGCTTACCTTGCTCATCATTCAGCCTATCTGACAAGGCAATGGCAGCCGCTTGTGTATTCAGCAAGTCTTTGTTTGCCGCATTCAATCGCTCAGTGTTAATCAATTGCTCAAGGTCTTGAGTAATCTTGATTTTCTGAGCATCGTTCAATTTCAGCGTGCCCGACTGAATGTCTTGCATGATTTTCAATGCAAGTTTTTGGGTGCTTGAGAGTTTTTCTGTTCCCTCTTGCTCATCTGCAAGTGCCAGTGTCTTATCGTCAATCTCTTTGGTGACCTTTTTATAAGACTCGGCCTGTTTCTTCATTTCCTCATTCAATGCAGCGGTGTTCAACATCTCCTCAAGGCTTTGAGCGAGCTTGATCTTTTGCGCATCATTGAGTTTGAGCGTGCCATTCTGGATGTCTTGCATGATTTTCAATGCAAGTTTCTGACTCTCTGACAGCTTTTCTGTCTGCTGCTGCTCTGCCAGCATCACGCCAGTTTTGCCTTCAATGTCGTTTATGAGTTTTGTGTAGTTTGCAATCTGCTTTTTTTGTTCTTCAGCAGCCTTCTTTTGAGCATCGGTCAAAACATTGGTTGCAACAGCAGCCTTTACCGTGACAGGCTCGGCTTGGCGCAAAAGGCGCTCAGTTTCGGCCTGCGTCTGATTCAACCCGGCTTGCTCTTTTTCCAGTTCTTTGTTGGCGTTCATGTAATTCTGAATTCCAACAATGGCTGGCACAGCAGCCGCTGTAATCGCCAGAATCGCCAATGCAATGGGGTTGGATGCAAAGGCCAATGTCAGGCCCACCACGGCTGTTCTGAGGGCAATGAACGCTGTTGCCGCTGCACCGATACCCGAGACAATCGCAGGGCCAGCCAAGATCGCAGCAAATGCAAGCAGTGCAACCTTGTTTTGATCCATGAACTCGGTGAAATTCTTGACAACAGCGGACAAACCGACAATGGCTGTCTGTGCACTTTGCACCGCAGCCATCAACAGCGGCCCGGTCATCTCGTCATTGATGGTTCGAAACAACGAATCCCAAGAATCACCCAGGTTGCTGATCGCGCCATCAAGGGTTTTTGCTCGGGCATCCATTGCCCCAGCGAAATCCACATCACCAATGCTGCGCAAATAACCTTCAATCTCGGCTGCATTCTTTCCAATGTTCGTGCTGACACCTCGGAATGTCAGTGTGACACGATCACCCTCAGATTTTGCGCGAATGCCAAACTCTTTCAGGCGCTCAAACTCGCCTGTCGCTGCATCGGCCACGGCCTCGATCATTTGGTTGAGCGACTTGCCCATCGCGCTGGCAGTGTTGCCGTAGCTGCGCAAAGCAGCTTCAGAGGCATCCAGGCCCATCGCCTTCATCTTAATGAATGCCGCTGTGACCTCTTGCAATGAAAATGGAGTGGTGGCCGCAAAGTTGGTCAGCAGCGCAAAGGCTTTATCGGCTTCTCGCGCTGATCCTGTGACCGTAACCAAGCTGGCGTTTAGCGTGCCGAACTCGCGCTCGACAGATACCAATTTGCCAGCGAAAGCCCCAATGGAGACACCAGCGAACAACCCACTGACCGTGCGCATGGCTGTCTGCACTGACTTCTCGATGCTTGCCATCGCGCCATCGACAGTCTTTCGTGCTGCATCCATGTCCTTTTGCAGTCGGACAATGTTTGCCGCCATCTCGATGGTTAGTTGTCCAACTGGTGTTGCCATGGTCTACCTTTTAGCCTGTATGAATGACTTAAACGCATTGGTTACCTTTTTGCTCACAATACCTCGGTCAAACTCGTTCACCGGGTCACCATAAGGTGGTGGACATTCTGGTTTTTTGCTTTCTTCGGATTGGATCAGGTATTTGCGTGACATCTCGCGCAGCACCCTAAATTCCCAAGTCTGAAGATCAATTCCAGTGCATTCTTGCCAACTCAAAATTTCCTTTGATGACAATGGGACTGGACCCATTGCCCCTGCTTCAATCACGCCTAGATCGTGCCAATAGGTTATCACATACTCAGCGTCACCGACATTTGGAAATCGCGGGAATCCACCGTTGCGCTCGATTTTCTGCGCTCTGGTCAACTGTTCAGGCTTTGCGTCTGCTGAAGCAACAGATTTACTTTTGTCAGGGACAGTCGGCACAGCGTTAAACCATGCCAACTGCCTTGCATAAAGAATCAGGTCTTCGCAGACTGAGGCGTAAAATTTGCCCAGTCACTGATCGCCTTGTTCACTTGTTCGGTGATAAAGCCAATCGACGGGTCACTGTATGCCTCGCGGAACATTTCCACGCCCGTGAAGTCTTTGTAAGTGAAGCCATTGAACGACACAGTGCAAGAGGCCAGAAAATCTGAATCCAATTCGCGCTGTTCGTTGTCCTTCATTTTCTTGCCGCCCTTTTTGACGTACTCAAGAATGGCACGATTTCGCACGGCTGTGGCTTTTTGGAATGCCTTGGATCCTGGACCATAAACAGTGATGCTCAACTGCTTGCCATCGGCATCCAGCAAAGCCTCGCCATCGACAGCTTCCAAATTTACAAGGGCAGTTTCTTTCACTGCCAAGGCTGAAATATCAAACATGGGTAACCTTTCGCGGGTTGAAATATTGCCCGTGCTGGAGACAGCCTCACCCCGCGAAAGGCGAGAACTGTCCCCAGTCGGTGCGCGTTTTGCCATTGCTGGCAGATTTAAGCAGCCATCGATTCAACGATGCCAACACCAGCAGAGTTGGTGCTGATTTCCAAAGTAGCAGTGGCTGTGGTGATCGAGTCAACAGAGCCAACACCAACTTTGAAAGACATCACTTTGGCTTGGAAAAAGTAACGGTCGCCATTTTGAGTGGTCACCATGAAGCTGTAATCGTTGTCACTCAGGCTTGCGGCCTTCATAATAATCTGACCAGCGTCATCAGTGTCCAAACCCAAAGACAAGGACATCGTTCCTTCGTTGAAAGAACCCTTGAATTTCTGTGTGCCGCGAGTGCCAACAGGGTTGTGGGTCACCAGAGCAAACTCACGACCGAATTCGCCGAGGTCGGTGATTTCACCAACTGTGGCAGGCACTGGAGATGCTGTAAAAAGTGTGTTGTAACCGCTACTGTTAAATGTTGCGGGTGCGGATGCAGTGACTTTAAGTGTCGTCCCTGCTGAGGTGCGGACTGTCATTTCAGTTTCCTTTCAAGGTCAAAGAGAGGGCCAACAGGGATGCTGGCATTTTTTCCATGCTTTCGCATGAAACCGTTTATTGATGTCATTCGTAGTACATCAACATGTAATCAACAGACTGGGTAAAAACACCAATCTCATCATCTTTTTCAATCGGGCCAAGCAATTCGACTCGGCTGCTGATAACTGTTTTTCCCGCAAAAACCTGCTGAATTTTGAAGTCCATCGCAGACCTTACAGCAGCCAAGATGCTTTTCACATCACCAATAGATTTTGCAATTGGATTGATCTGGATTCTAGCCCGAGCCATCTGTCTTTCCGTAGAAAAGTTTAAATGCGGCATTGGGGTGGCATCAATAATCGTGAAAACGATGGCCGGGAATGCGCTGTTTTGTGGCAGTTGCCCCATTGCTCGGCGATCACCAACCAAGGCAATCACGCCAGCATTGTTGAGCATTGAGGCCACGATCAGTTCTGGATTCATATTTTTCTGATCTCCGCAGCAAGTCTGGTTGACACATACTGTGCGAAAGTCGCCACGGCCTGATCGCTTGCGCCATCAAAAGCCCTGCGCATAAATGGCTGTGGCTTGATACCTGGGTGTGTCACGTTGTTGACGATCACGCCGTTAAACTTGATCGCCTTTTTTAGCCGTTTGGTTATCTTGCCTGTTTTCGATGTTTTTGGGATCTTGTAAGGCTTGCCAACAGATCTGCCCGTGCCTGTGTAGTAGCTGGCCGTGCCGAATTCAACCATCCTGGCGTAGTAAAGATCAGTGCCGACATTCACCACCACTTTGCCTTTTTTGACGTTGGTTGATCCTGTCTTGATGCTGCGCTTCAAAATTCCATCGTCCACTGGCGCGGCCTGTCTTGCTGCATCTCGGTAAACATTGGCTCCAGCACGAATTGCACCTCGCATAATGTTTTTCTCGATGCGCACGGGCAACTGTTGCAGCATGGTGTGCAACTCTTTCAAGCCCTGAACTTGAAATTCATTGGCCATTGATGCTGCCCTCGGTGCAATCGAACTCGATGAACCTGCGATCCTCATCAACATCGCGGCTGGCGCTAATGTTGAAAAACCTGCTGCCATAAAGAATGCGCCAAGCATCGGCCTCAAGTGGTGGCATCAGGGTCGCGCTGTATCGGACTGTGACTGTGTGAGTTAAAACCGACTCAACCACCATGGCCGTGTTGCGCATACGCTCTTTGCCGCCCAATGGCTTGACCTGCGCCCAGACCTGCGCGATGGTTGTCCAAGAATCAATCTCTTGGCCGTAGCTGTCCTTTGTCGATGATCGACGCTGGATGCTTACCCGCTTGTCAAGTCGCCCGATCTTGTCCATGTCATGGCCCCATGTTGATGCGATAGGGGGCCATCAAGTATTGCGCCATCACTGGGATTTCGTAATTCTGCTTGCTGCCAATCGCGCCCCTATTTTCGTACAGGTCGGTGATCGTCAGCAGCATGGCCTGAATAAGCGCCTTGGGCATCACATTCGTGACTGGGCTGGTGTTTCCAGTGAACCCGGCTTGGAATGTCACCGTGACCGCATTGGGTTGGTTCCTGACCGGGGGCCATTGCTTGTCATAGGCCAGCACGATCTGGGCAGGCTTGCTAAATGTGTCCAGCACATAATCAGCAGAGGGGATGGTTTGTGTCGCACCGTTGGTGTCCACATAAGTGATGCTGGTGATGCTGTTCACCGGGTATGTGCCAAGGTCAATCGCCAGATTCTCGAAATAGTCCAGCTTGACTTGAAATGTGTTGACAGCCACGGTCAATTCGGTGAAGTTTTCCACCGCCTCGCGTGCGACTGTAATCAAGGCAGTCACCAGTGCATCGTCTGGGTGCGTTGGTGGTGATCCAAGCGTGTCCAGCCGTAAATGCAGCCGTGCCGTTGCAAGACTGACAGGCTCTGTGGCAACAGAGCCAATCGCCTTCAATTTTCTGACTGTTTTGGCCATTTGACTTGATCCCCAAGATATAAGCTGGCCGC